AAAATTAATATTTTGTCGTTGGCTTCATCTAAATGCTTATCGAAATCGTCTTCAAGCTCATCACTGTCTAAGTGCGCAAGCTCAATGCCTTCAATGTCTGTCGTTACTTTGTCGTTTACTAAATAATGTGCTTTCATTGTTTCGTTTCCTGTTGTTGTTTCTAAGTTTTAAATGCATTGTAGAGTATAAACTCTACACGCGCAAGTGTTTAGTGCATTAAAGTTTAAAAAGAATTCATAAGCATGAAGTCGCGCTAGTGTAGAGCTATCTATATATATACACGAGTTATAAACAGGGTTATAGACAGAAATTGTGAGTAAGTCATTTATAGCTACTTTATATAGTAATGTAGAGATTTAACTTTACAAGTAACGCAGATGTGGTATTATATGTACATTGATTGCTATAATGTATTTTTAAAAAGGATGCAAGTATGTATTGTGTAAGATGTTCCGGGAAGAAAAAAATATACAAGGTTGGAAGTGGATACAGTCTAACGAACTCAGGCGGCGCTAAAGTTGATTGCCCTTTATGCCTCGGCACTGGCACTCAACCTATAATCAAGAAGAAACGCGCAGCAACAAAAAAAAAGGAGCTTGTAAGCGATGACGAGCAAAAAGAAAGCTGATGACGCAGAAGTAAAACCAAAAAAAAAGCGACGCGTTACACAACCACTTACTGAAAAAGATCTCGAACAGTTGAATGCGTATAAAAAGGAGTCCGGATTAAGCGGTAGACCCTCGGTTTATACGTTAGAACTGGCTGAATATATATGCAGTTTAGTAGCGACTCACGATATTGGAATTGTTGCGCTATGCAAGATGTATCCTGGCCTTCCTGAGAAAACTACGATTTACCGCTGGCGCTATGAAAAGCCAGGATTTCGCGCTCAATACGCGATTGCTAAAGCGGCTCAAGCGGACTTATTAGCCGAGCAAATTCTTTGCATTTCAGATGATTCAGGCAGTGATATTAAAGTAGATGAGTTCGGAAATAAGTCAATGGACGGAGAATTTGTACAGCGCTCACGGCTTCGAATTGATACAAGAAAGTGGCTCGCTGGAAAGTTAATGCCGAAACAGTACGGCGACGCTAGACAGATCGAATCTTTGAACGTCGAGAACGATATTTTAAAGAAAGAACTACTAGAATTGCGCGCTAAATTAGACGCTAAACATGAAAAAGATTATTAACTAAAAGAGAGAAAAGAATGACCGCGACAGTCTTATTAATATCGGCATTTATAATGTCGTTTTGTGCTATTTATGCAGTTTTAAATTTCAGTAAAGAAATGCAAAAATACAATAAGCAATTAGCTGAAAACTCATTTGAATTACAAGTAATCTCTAAAAAAATAAGCGCTATAAAAGATAAAAAAAGCGTTGATGATGATGAAGTAAGCATGAAGAGAATAGTAGATCAAAGTAACTACGTGTATAAGCAGACGATGCATTCAGTTGATAAAATTGATACTTTAATGGAAGAATCTAAGCAGAGAACAAAAGGTCTTGCAAGCATAGATAAAAAGCAAGTTTATTTAAACGATTTATTTTATGCATATCAACATAATACTGACTACATAATTAAAATTTCAGAAAAACTTGAAAAGTTGTTAAATTCTAACAGTAAAGAGCTTGTTATTATTAATAATAATCTCGGCTTAGTTGACACTTTTGTGCGTGTAACTAACACAGAACTAAAAGAATATAACGAGCAACTGGCTAATAATTCATTTGAAGTAGAACGACTCGTGAAAAAGATTAGCGCTATGCGAGCGAATCAAGAAAAAGAAATTAAACAATTAAATAAAGATTTAAACACAGAAAACAAAGAGATTATCAGTCTTAATCAGCAAGTTTACGACTTAGAACAAAAAAATAAAGGACAATAATGCGCACTAACAAAATCATTAATGCAATAGTTAATGAAATACTTTTAGAACATCTCGATGAAATTGAGTCTGAAATATCCAACGGCTTAAGTGATTTTATTGAATACGAAGTTAAGCGACGAATGATTGCGGAAGATTTATTTAAAAGCGATACTTTCAGCAAAAGTTTAAAAACAGAATCAAATTAGGTTAAAATCAGTTTGCAGGGAGCATCAAGCGGAGTCGCGGCCGGAGTTGTTTCCTGCTTTTTTAAAGGAATTACTTAGTGCAAATTGACTTTGATAAAGAAGAAGAAGCGGCTAAATTACGCGGCAGCTTAGATTATTTTATTAAGTTTTTCTTAGAGCATATTACGCAACGAAAATATATTGCATCGAATCCTATTTCTCGCGAATCGCATCAAGTCACTATCTGCAAAGAGCTAACCAAAATTACTAAGATGCAGTATCCCGATTCTAATTTATTGATTAACGTACAGCCCGGCTCAGGTAAAACGCTTCATGTCTGTATGTGGATTGCTTGGAGCTTATCTAAATATCCAGATTCCAACTTCATTTATGTGTCTTTTTCTCATACGTTAGCAGCAGCAAACACAGCTTTCATTAAGCAAATTATCAACTCAGACATGTACAACTATCTCTTTGATGTATCACTAGCAAAAGACTCACGCGCGAAAGATCACTTCGCAACAAAGCAAGGCGGTCATGTGGCTGCTTTTGGTTCATCCGGTGCGATTACTGGTCGTAATGCTGGGTTACCTGGGCTTGATAGGTTCACCGGCGCGGTCATTATTGATGATGCGCACAAGCCAGACGAGGCTCACTCCGACTCAATGAGGGAGCGAGTTATAAGGAATTACGAGGAAACAATTAGGCAGCGGCCAAGGGGTAAAAATGTACCTATAATTTTCATAGGCCAGCGTGTACATGAAGATGATTTAGCAGCTTATTTATTAAGTGATAAAGACACAAAGCCTTGGGTGCCAATTGTTCTAAAAGCCATTGATAGCGCGGGCAATGCGCTTTATCCTGAAGTTCATACGAAAGAATATCTTAATGAACTAGAAAAGAAATCCCCATACGTTTTTTCATCTCAGTTTCAACAAGAGCCATTGCCTGCTGGCGGCGGATTGTTTAAGAAAGAATGGTTTGAAATACTTGAAGAAGAGCCAGATATTCTATGCACATTTATCACAGCTGATACGGCTGAAACATCAAAAAGCTATAATGACGCGACCGTCTTTAGTTTTTGGGGTATCTATGAGATTGAAACTTTTGGTAGAAAAACAGGTGAACTAGGTTTGCACTGGCTAGATTGTCATGAATGCCGCATTGAACCGAAAGATTTACAAAGCGAATTTTTAGACTTTTGGCAAGAGTGTATGCGTCATAAAGTCGTACCGAAAATTGCAGCTATCGAAAGAAAATCAACGGGTGTTACACTTGTTAGCATATTGCAAGATGAGATAAGAGGTATACAGATACGAAATATCGAGCGTTCGAGAGCAAGCGGCAGTAAAACCGACCGTTTTTTAAGAATACAGTCATGTATTGCTTCAAGACAAATCTCTTTTTCAGCATACGCAAAGCATAAAAACTTATGCATTATGCATATGTCTAAAATTACGAGCAACGACACGCATAAGCATGATGATATTTGCTTTGTATACGGAACAAAAATAGCCACTATTTACGGTGACGTGGCAATACAAGATATTAAAATCGGAGATAAAGTAATTACTCCGCTTGGTTTAGGGGTTGTTTCTTCATCTGGTATTACGTCAAGAACAGCAGCGGTTATTTCAAGATTTGGCTTAACTGGAACCAAGGCTCACCCTGTATTTTTCGGTAATGCATTTAAACGACTGGATACGCTAACAGATGCTGGTAGACTTAGTTATTTATCTTTATCGGATCTATTAAAATGGAAATTCAGAAAGTTATTGTGTTCAACGAAGTTAAATACAGTCTTATGGGGTCGGGACGGTATTATCTTAGCCAGTCAACAACAAACGAAGGAAGGAAGTCTGCAAAAGGGTTGCACGTTGCTGTTTGGGAATTTAATAGCAAACAGAAAGTACCGAAAGGCTTTGTTGTTCATCATAAAGATGGCGACCACTTTAATAACAACTTTAGCAACTTGGAATGTATATCTCATAGCGAACATATGTCGCAGCATAAAGAACAGAAATCAATTTACGGAAAATCAGAGAAAAACAAAAAAAACCTATCCAAGGCTGTTGAGGCTGCAAAAGCTTGGCATGCAAGTGAAGCGGGGATTAACTGGCATCGTGAGAACGCTAAAACGAGTATTAACAAGCCCAAAGATCATGTTTGCAAGAGGTGCGGCATTAAATACACTGTTCAAACTTCAGTCAGAAGCATTTATTGTAGCCGGTTATGCTATGGAAGATCTAGAAACGAGTCGCTCGGAACTATCATTTCAAACTGCATCGAATGCGCTACAGAGTTCGAAGCACCTAAAAAAACATCACAGGCAAGGCAGAGAAAGTTTTGCACAAGAAAATGCTGCACGGACTACAAAAGAAAAATACGAGACAGTATATAATATTACAGTTAAAGATTATGGTGTTTATTATGCAAATGGTGTGCTTGTATCAAATTGTGACACCGCAGCGGACGCAATACAACTAGCACTTATAGACAAAACAATATATCAACTAGATGATAAAGATGATAGCTCAAGCAGAGTAATGGCGAGCATGGCCGCGGCAATGACAAAACGGATTGGAGCAAGACGATGAGAGAAGTTGCGCAGAAACACAAGGATAGACTAGAAGATTTAAAGAAAAACGTTGAGCAGTGGAATAGCTATTTTAAAAGCAATATCGAC